AAGGCCATGAAAGATTCTGAACAGGCAAAGTCAGTAAGGCAAACACGCGATGACAAATTGTCTGTATGTGATTGGACGCAATTAAATGATGCCCCTGTTGATAAGGCCGCTTGGGCTACGCACCGACAAGCCTTGCGCGATATCCCTGAACAGGCCGGATTTCCTTGGGCTATTGAATGGCCCGTAGCAACCTAAACAAACACACTACAAAATATGACAAGAAAGCTCAAGATAGCCGTTTATGCAATTAGCAAAAACGAAGAACAGTTTGTACAACGGTTTTGCGATTCTGCTAAAGATGCTGACCTAATCCTAATTGCAGATACAGGGTCTACTGACAGAACTGTAGAACTGGCTTTGGAATGTGGCGCAAAGGTTCAAGACATTTGCATTAGCCCTTGGCGTTTTGACAAGGCCCGCGATGCCGCCCTCGCCTTGTTGCCGCGTGACATCGATATTTGCATATCTCTAGACCTTGATGAAGTGATGATGGAAGGTTGGCGCGAGGAATTAGAACGGGTGTGGCTAGACAACACAACCCGCCTACGCTACAAGTTTGATTGGGGCAGCGGCATCAGCTTCTATTCAGAAAAGATTATGTCCCGACACGGCTACCATTGGCATCACCCTGTGCATGAGTACCCACGGCCTGACGGGCGCATTCAGGAAATCTACGCCCACACCGATATGTTGTTGGTTACCCATCTGCCCGACAACAGCAAATCACGCGGTCAATATATGCCGCTACTTGAACTGGCGGTTAAGGAAGACCCTAGATGCCCGCGCAATGCGTTCTATCACGCTAGGGAACTTAGCTTTTACTCGCGTTGGCATGATTCGATTACTGCCCTTAATCACTACCTAGCTATGCCCGAAGCCACTTGGCAGAACGAACGCTGCTACGCCATGCGCCTGTTGGGTAAAGCGCATGATGAACTAGGGCAATCGGTAGAAGCGCATAAGTGGTTTCGATTGGCAATAGCTGAAGCCCCAAACACCCGCGAACCTTGGTGCGAACTGGCAATGTTTGCCTACCGCAGAAACCTATGGGTTGAATGTTATTCGGCAGCCAAGTCAGCTTTGGAAATCAAAGACAAAGCGTTGGTCTACACCATGAACCCCGATGTATGGGGCGCACAACCTTGGGACTTGGCAAGCATTTCAGCATGGCATTTGGGTCTGCTAGATGAGGCAACCAAGCATTTAGCAGAAGCCATAAAATTAGCACCTGATGACCAAAGACTGCGAAACAACTTGCAGTTTATGAATCCCGATTACAAAACATTTGACTCTGTACAAACCTCAATATAACCAATTGGTAACTTTATGGACACAACATTAGTTCGATTACAAAGCCATGAGGAAATCTGCACCTTGCGTTATGAAATGCTTTGTGCGCGGTTAAAGCGGCTTGAGGGTATTTTGATTAAGGCTTGCGGGGCAATGCTGCTTGGCATGACCGGTGTCATTTACTCATCGCTAACGCTGATAAAGTAAGAAGTGAGGCTTGGTGTGGTTACAGCTAAAAAGACAGCTACAAAGGCCATTAAAGCCCCCGCAAAGGTAGCACCCGTTAAGCGGTCTGCATCGAGGGCGCAAGTTGTCGTGACAGTAGCAACGCCAACCGCCCCTGCCCCATCAGTACCCAAGAAAGATGATTCAGCGTTAGGCAAAGTGATTGGCCTGATTGAATGGGTAGATAACCCGTTCAAGCTATTCACCGTTATTCTTTTATCGTTCTTAGCGTTTGTCGGCTACTTTGCTTGGGATAGCCGCCAAGTAATTCTTCTTGCCATCACCACTCAAGACAAGATGCCTCAGTTGGTAAAGCAAGAAAACCTCATAACGCCCGCCAAATCATTGCTTAAAGATGTTGATGGATTGGTGCTACTGGTACACAAGGCCAACCTAGCAAGCAATTCACGCACAACGGTTTTGGCAATCAATGCCGATGGGTCGCGTGAGAAATCAATCGAAGGCACGGTTACATCCCTGTTTAACGCCTCACCTGACCGCAACGCTGCAATGGTCGCCATGCTCAATGGCGAGGTGCTGTGCGAGGATTTCAACGCCTCTAGCAAGGTCGGTGAATGGGGCGTAAAGCAAGGCGTTAAGTTTATGTGCCGCGCAAGCATACCGCCCGACATGGGCAAGTTCGCAGGGTACGTTGCCATTGGGTTTAAGGAAAAGATAGAAGATATTGCCGCGCTAAAAACACGCATCAACCTAGCCGCAACGGATATGGCAGATGAATGAAGTGGCTCATACTTTTATGTGTATTGGTGATTGCCGGTGCGGTCGCCAAAGATGGATGCCATGTGCGCGAGTTCTACGGCATTGGCTACACCGTCCATGACCCAACTGAACGCAACCTAAAAATGATGGCGTGGCTTAAAACCAATGCGGCCTACTGCAAGCAATCGGATTATGTGGTCATGTGGAACAACATAGCTGAATGGGCCGGTGCTGCCGATAACGTCCTATTGCGACAAGCAATCGTTCATGGTTACAAGAATTCAGAGGGTAGAAAATAACATGGCAAACTTTGAAATAGCGTTCGAGCAAATGATTAAAGACGAAGGCGGCTATGTATTGCACGAAGTGGCGGGCGATACAGGCGGCATGACCTACGCGGGGATTGCCCGCAACAAGAACCCGCATTGGAAGGGTTGGCCCTACATCGATAGCAAAGAGTTAGGCGGCCCGCTAACAGGCTTGGTGCGTGAGTTTTATAAGCTAGAGTTTTGGGACAAGATGCGCGGGGATGAGATACGCGAACAGGACATAGCTAACAGCATATTTAACTTTGGCGTGAACGCGGGTATGTCGATGGGGATTAAGTTGGCACAACTGGTTGTAGGCGCGACCCCTGATGGCGGTATAGGCCCTAGAACTATTGAACTGCTAAACAATCAAAACCCCTCAGACTTTCGTAAATCCTATGCACTAACCAAGATTGCTAGGTACGCTGAAATTTGTAACAAAAACCGCACCCAATCTAAATTCTTGTTGGGTTGGATTAACCGCACATTGGGAGGTTTGAAATGAACTTACTAAACATGGGAGGCATCATCGAGGCCGTGGGCAAGGTAGCGGGCGACCTAATCACGACCGACAAAGAACGCCTAGAAATGGAAATAGAAAACCGCAAGCTAGATTTGGAAGAAAAGCGGTTAGATCAAGCGGGCGACATGGCGCAGATTAGCGTCAACAAAGAAGAAGCCAAGAACCAAAACTTGTTTGTAAGTGGTTGGAGGCCCGCAGTAGGTTGGATTGGGGCAACCGCCCTAGCCTACCAATTTCTGCTTTACCCGCTAATGGGTTGGGGTTGGAAGTGGGGTCAGGCATCCGGCTTGATACCGGCAGACTTGTCACCCCCGCCCCTACTCGATGCCGAACAACTGTGGGTTATGTTGTCGGGTATCTTGGGAATTGCGGGGATGCGTAGCTTTGAGAAAACAAAGGGCGTTGCCGCTAAATAGCCGCGCCAAGGGACTTGATTCGCTTTTGGTACGCCATTGTGTGCCTAGCCCTCACAACCGTATCAATCGACTTTAGGCGAGGTTCGTTGGCCTCTTTAAGTTCCCGCAGAATCGTCATGCGTTCCCGCGCAGGGACTTTGCCCGCTGATGCCGTTCTGTCGGCAATGGCCTCGTACCCATCTTGCCAAGCCTCTAGCGTTTCAAAGTAAGAATGAGGTTCTGCCTTATTAGGCACAAACAAAGGGAATCCTGTGGTAGCCAATTCGGGGGTTGTCTCAACCTCTACCGGCTCGATGGCCTCATCAATTTCAACCACAGGCGGGGCAATCAAATCTAGCGGGTTAGATGGTTTGGCTACTGGTGCTGCCTTTTCGTTCTCTACGAAATCCTGTGCTTCTTCAGAAGTTATCAGGCCGCGCAGCACATCAGGGAACGCATCCCGCAGGGCAAAGCCCCTCGCCCGCATCTGCATCATTCGCTTGGGGTACATCACCCAAGGGCCTTGTTTACCCCACAGGCCCGCCCGCTTTGCGTCATCGATGCCAAACCGATACGTCACCGGCTTGCGTCCCTTGCGCCTAGCGATGCAAACGGCAATAGGGTTCGTTGTTCCCTCACCCTCGAAGAATTCCTCGATATCCTCGCAGACGCTAGAAGCCTGAACCAAGGCCATTGCAGCATCACCGTAGATTGATGGCTTGCCATTCACGACCGCAATATTCTGAAGGGCCTGAAGGGGTGCTAGGCCGATTTCAAACCCCCATTGAACGCATACCAAAACATCTTGGGGCTTGCCCTGAAACTGCTTGGGAATCATGGTCGAACTGGCTAACAATTCCGAAAACTGTATGGCCTCCGACAACGTGGTCGGGGCAAGGGATTTGTTAGTGCTTAACTGCATCTTCAGCCTCATCTGTATCAAGTTCTTCAACAATGGTTGCCAATACCAAACTGGCGATGGCCTCGACTGCCGCTTCAGCGACCGATTGGGGCATATCAGGTGATGCCGCCATCATCGTGGCGACCGCGACTTGGTAGGCTGCTTGTATTCTTGTTGTGTTCATGCTGCCAACTCCTTAATGACGATGTTTGATTGGCGAATGGAATAGGCTTGCCGTGCGGGGATTAGTTTTTCGGGTGCATCTTTGTAATTCCGCATAGGCCAAGAAACTACAATCTGCCCCGCCCTGCCGCGTTCAGCATCACCAAGCAATTGCTTTAGCTTTGTTTCGGCATCGTTTATTGCTGAATCACAGGCGGCAATCACTAGCTTTTTGTCCAATATCGTTTGGGCTAACTCGCAAGCCTTATCGTCTAATTCGATTTCTTCTTTGTGGGCTACAGGGAACATCCGGTTTACCTCAATGCTCGATGCCGGTGCGTACCAATCAAACTCGCCTGTGTTGCTGTACTTGTCCAACTTACTTTGAAACTCAAGCACCGCCTTGGCTATGGCCTTTTGAGTATCGTAGTGAACCGCAAACAGGAACACCCTCAATTGCATTCCTGAGTACAGGACACAAACCGCACCCCATTGGTGACCAGTAACCAATAACTGCCCTTGCAATTGAATAGGGCCTCGCGCAAGGTCGGGGGCATCTTCAGGGAACGCCTTGGTTAGCTTGGCCTCAAGTACCCCCGTGCCTCGCAGAACAATGCTTTCCTGACCAATCACATAAATACCGTTGGCAGGGTCATGGGTGATGGTCTGACCCTCGCCCTCGCCTAACCCGTCCAAACTGCATTGCAGGGGCAGCGACCCGTGCAAATAGGCTTGCCTAATATCGCTATCAAACTTGGCTAAACCTAACCTTTTGGCAGATTCAGCCAAGATAACCGGCTCAAGGGTATTACCCCAAGCCATCGCCTCATTCCCGATATCGGGCCTTTCCTTGCCATCGATGGCATTTATTGAGTAGGCTAATTCATCATTGGGGGTCGAATATTTCGAGTATCCCATCAGGGCCGGTAAGCGGCTTGCACTCATCTGCCTGTCGTTTGTAAGTTTTCCCGCCATGTTCTTATTTCTCCCGATTCAGTTAGCTAGGGCGTAAACACGCACGATTCGGGCATGGGCTTCTTTGTGGGAAGCCTCGCAATGACCAATCTTGCGGAACTGTTTGGTTCTAAATACTGCCCCTAGAACCGATGGATGGACACCGCTAGGCACTTGAATGTGTGCGCGAATGTCGTTAATTGATACCTCGCCCTGCCTTTTAGCTATCTGCATGGCAAGGCTACGGCAATGTTCTAAGAAGTCAGAATCCCGAACTTCAAACATATCTAGTTGGGAATCGCGGATTTGTTGGCCTAAAGTGGGGTTAAGCATGGGTAGCCTCTTTAGGTGTTTTAGCCCGCTTGACGGTGCTTTTAGCTTCTTCATTGGCAATAACTTCTGCCAATGGCATCCAACCAAACTTGCGCCAAGTGCATTGAATGTCGGTATTGGATGCCCCTTTGTACTCGCAACCCTGCGCGAGACTTTTTGTCGGGTAGGTGATTTTCAGCATATTAGAAAACCACAAAAATAGAAAAACAGACAATCAGGATTGATGCCCCGAACCCAAAAGCTACCCCTAGTTTTTCGAGGCCAGTTTCGCTACCCGACCGATGGTGCAAACTGGCTTGGCAATCTGCGAATACATCGTAAGATGTAATGGCTTGATATTGAACCTTTTTAGGCTTTTCTAGCCCTAAATCTGTAAGCAAAGAAGCTAAGTTTTCTAGCCTTTTTTGTACAAATCCCATACCCCATAGGTAGTGTTTTTCGGTTTGATAAACACTATATACATCGTATGAAGTAGGAAAACAATAAGTCTGTTTTCCTGTTTTGTTAAAGCTAGAACCCACTTTAACCAAATCTGACTGTGCTTTGTTTTTATACACTTTTTAGCCTCTTTTCCTTGTTTATATAAATAGTAAGGGATTACCAGTACAAACCCCATACCCCAACTGCCTCCGAAACGCTACCTGTAGTGATTGGCAGCACCATCATTTACAGGCCCAAAACCCCCAAAAACTACCTATAACCAATCGCTGTTTTTCTTACCGCAAAACTCACCACTTTTGACTCATTCTTAGCTGCTGAAAGTTCCCCAAAAGCCATCTCACTTAGGTCGATAACTGGCTTGGATTTAGCCAACTTTTTGTCCTGTTTTTCCCTTGCTTCTGCAATCTCTTTAGCCCTTTTGATAGCAATACCGTTCATGGCATTGGCCTTGTCTAGTTTCATTTGCTCTAACTTTGAGGCCCTAGCCATGAAGGTTTGGGCGGCTAACTTTTCCTTGGCCTTACGCAAAAACGACTTACTGTCGATGAACTTCAATTGGAACTGCGCTTCTTGAAACAACTGCCTAGCCAACATGACGCGAATGATTGGGTCACCCTCAACCTCATACGCAAACTTCTGAACTTTCTGATTTAACTCAGAAATGATGACCGCGCACTTTTTTAGTTCTTCTAAACTTGTTACTCTGAAATCTAAGCGGCAACCTACAGGCCGACCTGACTTCACCAAATACTCGCCCAACTTGTTTTCATCGCTTGGGAAAATTTGCGCCCAGTTGACAATTTCTTTGTAGTCCGGCTCATTTTTCATATCTTTGACTTTCTTTTGTTATTTCTTTGTCAAACAACTACTTGATCAAGGTCAGGTAATGTTAGTACTTAAATTTGTAATGCGATATACAAAATGATTTATATTATTTATATTTTGTATATTATGTTAATTCAAGGGTTTTCCTATTGACTTATCGGAAAACTACTTGATTCTTTTCAACAGGTTTTTTACTTGCGTTGGCGACCATGTATCGTTTCCGCGTGGTGTTTTAAGGCCATCCTTGGCAAACGCTGCCGCTATATCGCGCAAGGTACTGGCCCTAGATTTCTTGATGATTTGCCTAACCAACGGGGCTATCTTTTCGGCAAAGGCATCTGCTTTAGCGGTGTTCACGATGTTGCCCGCAGTAGACCCGATTTCAGGCGTTCCTGAACCCAACTTAACGCCCGCCTTTTTCAGCTTGGCTAACGCGGCCTTGGTGCGTTCACCAATCTTTTTAGCTTCCCACTCAGCGAACACTTGGCGCATCTTGAGCATTTCGCGGCTTGCTACGGGTAGTTCTACGCACACGAAATCTACCTTTTTGTCGTCCAGTAGCACCTGAGAAAACACCATGTCGCGGTTCAGCTTGTCCAAGGTCGCTATCAGTAGCTTGGCTTTTTGCTTCTTACATACTGCGATGGCGGCTTCTAAGGCCGGTCGCGCCTTAAGGCTTCTAGCCTCTTTCTCGATGTATTCAGCAATCAGGACAACCTTG